AGTCGCACTCACCCCATAACAGTTCCTATCTTTTAGCAACCCTTTTGACCCCGGTAGGGGGTACCGGGGTAGGGGTATGGTGGGTCCTTTTAAATATTTTCTTTTATGCACTTTCCCGCATATATACCATAATAGAGGGCATAAAGTTTAACCGATAAACCAACGGAAAACAAGGTTTATTCCGGTTTAAACAACACGCCAAAAAGCCAGCAAATACGGGCCTTTAGCGACGTTTACGCTTTAAACAATCGTTTAAACCATTTGCAAGGTATCGACCTATTTAAAACAAAATAGGGCTTCCCAGGCGTCTTATAAATGGCCGAATATAGGCTTATTTCGCTAAATTTTATTCTTTTAAACCGACCTAAACCCTTTAAACTACAAAAGGCGGAAGATGACTATTTCCGCATAAAGGTTTAAGAACGACCAATAAAAAAGGCCGCCGGAAAAGGCGACCTTGGAAACTTTGAAATTGAAATTATACCAGATTCACTTCGAGCCTCTTTCCTACCGCCTTGGCGAACCTGTCCAGCATCGTCACGGAAACATTGGAAGTCGGTTTCGTCAACCGGGCGAAAGACTGCGGAGACATTCCCATCCTCTTTGCGACTACGGAAGCCTTGAGACCCTTCTTCGCTTCGTGAATGGCGATCGCCGTTGCAAGACGCGGATCTACTGCGATCGAGTACATCCCTTTAGACTCGTCTGGTTTCGCCTTCGCAACCGGAAGTTCCATGTTGTCGATCAGCACCTCTTCCAAAACAAGTTCCAGAGCTTCGGCGGCGTACTTCTTGCATTCTTCGATCGTTTCCCCGCAAGTGAGGGCACCAGGAACGTCCGGGAACTCCACCGAGAACCCGCCTTCCTTTTCCGAATAGAACCTAGCCGTATATTGCATATTTTCTCCTATGTTTAATCGAGACGGCGATCGCCGGTCATTCAAGACCGGCCTGCTTCAAGATTGATTTCAACGTTCCGATCTTGATGTCCCCGCCATGCATCGGAACGATTGCTATCCGCTTTCCGTTCCTGTACTTGGCATGCGAACCGCATTGGGAAACCTTTTCGAAACCGTTGTCTTTCAGCATCTTCACCAATTCTCTCGTTTTCATATTCATAATATACAAATATATTTTAATGTTGTCAATATATATTTTAACATTTATTGATATTTTTCCACATCCGGGGGTGAGTGGAGATGAGTGTGAGGGTGTTATTCATGCATCCGATCCTAAGGCTCGAACCTCTCGTAGAACTTCGTTATTCTGTAAGCGACGATGGAATCGCCATTCCTGACTACTTCCACATCCGCCACGTATCCGTAATCAAATGCATTTTCTGGAGCTTCTAGAATGGACTTCTTGAAATTGTCATCGACGGAAATCAGCTTCTTGGGAGATTTGCAAACAGAACTTATCGTTCCCCTGTCTCCGACTCCATTCTTTCCATCACCGTTTCTGATCTGTGTCAATAAAATTACAGCCTTCTCTATGGATTCCACTTTTGGAATTTGCGATAAATCTTCTTCCGACTTCGCTTTCGCTGAATACGTTGACATCTGCCTGTCGTCACCGTCAAGGACAACGTTCACAACAGCCCCTGGGCTATCTTTTACCGAAACAGAAATATGAGAACCTGAATCCTTTACGACTGGACGAACGATTTTTCTGAAGTTTCTCAAGGATTCGACGTCCATCGTCGCCGGCTTTTCCGACGATTTCCCGGACAGAAAGCTAAAGAGTCCTCCCAGATGCCCGCCGAATTCCGTCACGGCGTTAAGATTATCAACAAGAGGCATCAAAGCAGGTACTGAAGAAATGAGGTCTATTATGACGCTCCCTTTCCTCACTTCCTTTACGTATAACTTTGCGTCAGCTCCGGAATCTTTCTTTTCGCAGAAATTATGGAATTCGTTTTCAAGTGCAGTCATCGAATTGGCGAGATCTACCAATTCAATCGGCTTGTTATTTGAAAAATGGATTTCTATCGTATTCTCTTCCATTTCCAAAATATAAGTTCACGGGGCTGATTATGCAATATTTTTCCCCAGCCGGGGGTGAGTGGAGATGAGTGTGAGGGTGTTATTTACATAACATGGAAATAGAAAAGAGTTCTTATTACTTCTATTACTTCTATTACTTCTACTACTAAAGAAGAGAGGTTATTTTTGGTTTTTAATAAAAAACCAAAAAAAAGGTAACGTTATTTTTGGTTAATGTCGGCGTAGTTTTTTATTCTGATTCCTAATGTATCCTGCGATATCATCGGTTATTTTTTCAAATCAATCGCAACTGAAAAAATTTCTTTTGCGCTTTGTTTCTTAAATAAAAAATCAAAAATAGACATATTATCTCCTACTTACTCATTTCTCTAAAAGCAGTTTTTACGATATTAACGCAATCCTCAGAGCTCAATCCATCTAAAGATCTATTTACACAGCTTTCTATTGTTTTCTTTAATACATTCCATCTCTCTTTCCCAAATAATTCTTCAAAAGACATTCCCATATCTAACAAACCGCAGATATGATCGTATCCAGGCATACTTTTACCTCGATGCCATTGAGATATCAACGATGGCGTCAATTTCAAATTTTGGGCGATAGCCGTAAAAGTAATTCCGGTTCTATCTGTAAATTTTTTCAAGTCCATATTAGAATTTTATAAAAAATAAAGTATTACTACAAATTTTTATTAAAAAAATTAAAAATACTCTTGACTTTTGAAGAAACACTTAATACATTTGAAGTATGATTTCAAAAGAAAAGAGAAATACTTCAAAGTACGTAGCAATCACAGAAGAATGCTACGATAAAATCGTAAAGACAAAAAACGAATTTGCAAAGAAAGGAGTCCGTCTAACGATCGGATCAACAATTGCAGTCGTGTTCAACAAAGAATCAAAAATAGATTGATATGAATTATCCATTTTGGGCAAGAGTAGAATTTTGCAAGTTCGTTGGGCATTTCCGAAAAATGGACGACGTTCAAATCGCCGACGACATAAGAAAATCTATGGACGACTTGGATGATCTTAATTGCGACGGAGATTCTTTCGGCGCAAAAATGGTCCAATGGTCTAACGAACGATTAAAAATTTGTCAAAATAACGGCCTAAAAGGTGGCCGTCCGAGAAAGAACATTACCCCATCCGTGGACGCCCATAGCGGTAACGCCGGGAATGCCACTAGCAGCCGCGCAAGCGGTGACAACGAGCATCTGGACAGCTCCACGGATGGGACATTTTCAGCCGACGAGGCTCCGCTACCGAAGCGGGAGTGCGAAGCACCACATCGCATTCCCGCCAAGGCGGAGGAGCCGCCAAGCCTCGACAAGCTCTACTGTTTCGCCGGCATCCGACAGATCCCGGACACGCTCGCCCGCGAGTGGTGGGAGATGTGCTCGGACCGCGACTGGTGCGACCGCGACGGCGTTGTCATCGCCAACTGGCGAGGCGCGCTCGTGAACTATGCGGCCGCTAGGGTCGCCAAACTCGAAAAGGACGCCGGATGATGGAAACTATCGAGCAGACGAACGGACGGTTTTTCACGTTCCTCACGCAGCTGAAGCTCGCCTATGCGCAGGCGGGGCGACCGCTCGAAGAGGCGACGCTCGGCGAGGTGGCGAAGTCTCTTTCGTTCGCCGTTCCGTGCCTGGATTCCGAGATCGCGGCGGTATTTTCCGCGGCGAAGGGACTCGCGGATGTGCCGACGCAAAAGACGCTCCAGAAGGCCCTCGGAATGGTTCGAAAAGACCCTTCCCGGTTCGAGGTGCGTTACGATCCGAAGCCAAGCGGACGCGACTCCGCGCAAAGGGCGTTCGAGATTTCCGAGGCGTTCCGACAGTTCGAAGACTTTTGCGAGTCGCACGGACTGCACGATGCGTATCTGTTCGCGACCGAGAAGTCTGGCGGAAAATGGGCGCATCCGGATTCGCTTCAAAAGCTGAAGCGCCGTGCGGCGGAACTCGGGTTCCGCTACATCCCGGTCACGCTTCCGAAGCCGGGGCCTACGATGAGCTACGAGGAATATGTTCGCCGCACGGGCGACGACAGGATCAGCAGAATCATTACATCAAAAGGAGTTCAATATGAACAATAACAAAATCAATAACAACGAGAACTGCGTAGCTGCCCATTACGATGACGAGACGCTCCGCTATATCGCGACTGCGGACGATACGCCCACACAGATACGAGCGGACGCGGCTAACGAGCTAGTCCGAAGGGAGTTCGCCTGATGCTCGTCATTTCCACCAGTTGTCTAGTGTTCTCGGTCATTTCCGCCTTGATGCTTTTGAACATCACCATATACATCTGGAGCATCGAAGCGAGAGAAAGACGGTTGAAGAAGCTTGCCAAGGAGTTCATCCTTGCCAAGGAGTTCATCCTTGCCGAGCAAAAGAAACGCCAAGAACTGCTTAAAAAGGAAAACCAATAATGATCTACCTGAACCGTGTCGAATTGATGGGTTACCTGGGCGAAGATGCGATGACTTTCGTCGCGGCATCGAGCGGACGCAAGTACGTGAAGTTTTCGCTTGCGACGACGAAGCGCACGAAGGACAAGGCGACGGGTAACGCCGTTGACCATACGCAATGGCACAGCGTGACGGCGTGGGCGAAGCTCGCCGAGACGCTGGACAGGATCAAGCTCGCCAAGGGGACGCCAGTCTATGTCGATGGCGAAGTTTCTTACCGCCGGTGGACGGATTCGGACGGTGTCGTGAAATACGCGACGGACATCGTGGCTTCCCGCGTGCAGTCGCTTTCCACTCGCCAAGGTCAAGTCCAGGCTTCGGCAAGCCAGAACTGCGAAGACGAAGATTTGCCGTTCTAGGAGAGCGTAATGAGCGAAGAATGCCCGAAGATTCTCGACTACGTCCCGCGAGTCGCCGGGGATCCGCACAAGAAGTTCGTCCGGAAGAAAGAGACGGAGGTCGATAAGTTCCGGAAGCGGAACATCGCCGAGTGCTGGGATTGCCGGTGGCTCACGGGAAGAGATGCCGGGCAATGCCGCATCTGCATGGAAAGGAAGGCTAAATGAGAAAGCATAAACACTACAGCGAGTTCGAGGATTCGCAGCTCAAGGAATCGAGAATTCCCGAAGGCCGAACGCTCGAAGGCGCTAAGAAGCGGGCGAACAAGCTCGGACTGCGTTTCTGCATCGACCCGGAACGCTACTTCGACTGTCGCGAGATCGATCTCTTGCGTCGGCACGTGATTCCGCGCGGAAGGGAAAAGAAGCAATGCATCAACTACTGCCGATGGCACCGCATCTTCTGGGTTGACGGAAAAAGGACAACGAACAGGATTCCTTGGAAATTCGAGGGATCCCTGAACAAGCGATAGAAATAAGGAGCTACGATGAGTGAACAAGTGAAAAAATCAGTCAATTCGGCGGACAGGTACTACGAAGCGAACGGGATCGACAAGGGCGGAGAAAGTTCCGCGAAGGTCGTCCAAGCCTATCTTGAAAAGGCTGCCAAGAAGGATCCAATCCTCGCGTCTCGTTTCGATGCTTCGAAGATGGATAAATGCTGGGAATTCATTTCCGGGTGCGCGAAGAAGTTCCTGCATTCCGCGCGCGGTTCCGTTTCCGACGCCGTCGTGTTCAAGTGGGCGCGGGACTATTTCCTTGACGGGTACGCCGCCGAAGATGCGGGATTGCCGAATCCGGGGCCGGCTCCGAAACTGGAGGTCGTTCCAAAGGAGACTTCGACGGGACTCGACTTTTTCGAAGCCGCTGGGGTTCGCGTATGATGCACCGTTGCGTGTTCATTCCCCGTCTGGAGTCTGTTGGCGGGAAGATCGCCTACGTCGTCCGCGCACGCTGGGGTTCGCGCGAGCTCGATGTAGTCCGGATGTTCGAAGACGGAAAGGTCCAAGTGCGAAATTTGAGTTTCGTCGCGATGGGAGGATACTACGTGTCTTTTCCGGGAGAGTTCGACAAGTATCGAGGCGTCACTCGCCGCGAGAACTGGGCGACTCCCATTATCGAGATCAGATCCCTGCTGAATCTTTCCTCCGGATTTCCGACGGAAGACGAGAAGCGGATGGTCTGCGAGAAATATCCTGACTTCAAGTACGTTCTCGCCAAGGCGCGTCTTTCTTGCTCCGAGATAGTCGAATTTATCCGCATCTGGAAGACGCACAAGGACGTAGAGCTTCTGCTCGCTTGCGGATTCCGCCGCATCGCCAAGAACGGTTCATTTTACAAGCTTTCCGCGGCAAAGAAAAAGGCCGTCGTCCTGTTCCTGCGGAATCATCCGGAAGCAGGAGACATCAAGCTTTCCGGGATTCTAGAGATGATGAAGTACGGAAAGAGCCTCGAAGATTACAACGATCTCGACGCGTTCCGCCGAAAGACGAATTTCCCTTCGGCGAGTTTCGAGACGATGGATTATTTCGGGAATCATTTTTCGGCAAGCAATCTTTACAGCGCGTCTCTCGAATACCGCGAACATATTAGGCTTGTGGGCCGTTGCGGGCACGATACGAAGGATTCCTACTGGAAGTTCCCGGCGAATTTTCGGAAAGCGCACGACAAGATTTTGAAGGAATACAAGAATGTCCTCGCCGCTGAATTAGCCGACTTGAAGGAACGCGAAGAGCTGGAACGCAAGAAGCAAGCCGCCGAAAGACGGAAACGGCTCGAGCTCCAGAAAAGCGGTTATGCGAAAGTCATCGCGAAGTATTCCGGAAAGTCTTTCTCCATCGGGAAACTTTCCGTGTTCGTTCCGCAGACGATCGGAGAAATCGTTTCCCAGGCGAAGGATCTGCACCAATGCCTTATCACCTGCGATTATCCCAAGCAGGTCATTTCGGGCGAGAAAATACTCGTGTTCGTCTTCAAGAACGGCAAGCCGTCCGCGACTGCCGAAGTGTTCAATACCGGAAAGATTGGACAGTTCTATGGTAACGAAAGAAAAAAGAATATCTACCCGACGGAAGCGGAACGGGATGCCGTCTCCGAATGGGTCAAGAAGTTTTTCGAACCGGCGAGAAAGAGGAATCGCCTCAAGGAGGTCGCTTGAAAAAGAATTACAAGGTCTGGATGAATTCGGAAGTCAAGGCGTTGAAAGATGGAATAGTTCCTCCAGGGAGGTCCATCCGCTCGATCAAGGTGTTCTGCTATCGGAATAAAATAAAAGTGCCGGAGAGTCTGAACAATGAGAAATAAAGAGAAATCAATCTATCTAGGGAAAAATCTTCCCGGATGCGAACATTGCATTTTTTTCAGGCGTTGCGCCGGTCCGCGCGATGCCTGCAAGGAGAACGAAAAATGACGGACAAGATAAGCGGAAATCACTACGACTTTCCAAAGGTTTCAGAGACTATCGAATTGATCGAAGATGTGGTGACGCGGGAGAATCTTCCCCGGAGAGCCGCGTATAGCATCGGGAATGCTTTGAAATACATCTGCCGGGCCGGAAAGAAACCGGGGGAGGAATGGATGGATGACATTCGCAAGGCCGAGAATTACCTGCACCGAGCGACGCACGGAGAATGGGTCGGCAAGGAGGGGAGATGACGAATCTAGAGAAGTGGAAAATCGAAAAGAAAAAGGAAATCGACGAGGTTTCCAACTTTAAGACTTTTTGCGGAACGGTTCCGTGCAATGCGTGTCCGATTGAATCTCGATGCTTGAAAGAGAAAGACATGCAAAAGGAATTCGACGAATGGGCGAATGCGGAGAATAAAGAATGATCTCTTCTGAAGTCGATCTTTGCCGTATGGTAAAGGCAGGAAATCTATTCCATGGATTTACTCTACACGAGGAAGTAGGAATCAGCGGTGTGTCATGCGATATGGTTTATGAGAATGGCACAGAAGTCTATACCGTCGAAGCGAAGATGTCGTTGAACTTCAAGGTGCTTGAACAGGCTTGCAGATGGCGTTCAGTAGTTTCCTCGTCCATTGTCGCCGTACCTCTTTCAGCACTGAAAGGATGGGATAATAACGGAAAGAAAAATATCGTCAGCGATCTAGGATTGGGGCTTATCATTGCGGACGATAACATTCCGGCTAGATTTTGTTATGACTTCGATCCTTTCGCAGAAAGAAATAATGAATGGAACTATCATTGCCAAGTATATAAGTTTCCGGCCGATCTTGAATTCTGGAAATCTTGTTTCTCTCGAATCGGAGAAAACGAATGCCCAGCAGGAAGCAAGGTTGGGAAGAGAAGCACCACGTTTTCGCGAACAATTGACGCCTTGAAAATCGAGGCCGAAAAGAATCCTGACTACAACTTGAAGCAGCTTCTAGTGAATGTCCCGACGCATTACAGCAATGTAACGAGCGCTTACAACTGCATCAAGAAGTATTCCGAATGTGGAATCATTAAACCTTTTTGGAAGAAATAAGAAATGAAAGAAATCAAAATGCCCGTCACTGGGTTATTTGAGCCGGAATCCGAAAGACACGATCCTTGCATAATAAATATGGAAAACGATGATGTGCTGCTTAGAAAAGCGACGCTTATTGAAAGGCTATCGACTCACAATGGGTTTACAAAAGACGAGCTTGTGGATGTAATTCGCGGCATGCTGAAATACACGCGGAAACTTGTAAACTTGATTAATAAGGATAACAAATGAACATCATTCTTTCTATTCACCCGAAGTGGTCGGAACTTATCTACTCGGGTAAGAAGATTTGCGAGCTTAGGAAAACTTTCCCGAAGAATTTTGATCCGAAAAAAGATAAAGTCTATCTCTACGAGACTGCGCCGGTAAAGAAAGTGACGGGATTCATTTGTCTTGGATACTATCATATACAAGAAACGGCATTGCATTTAAAATTAGCCGATGAATTGAGGATTTCGATATCGAAAACTTCATGCGTGCCATCTCAAGAAATTTTGGAGTACGCAAAAAAAGGAAACGGACGCATATTCTTTTGGGAAATCCTCAAGGCCGTGAAATTCGACAATCCGTTCGAACTGCACGAAAAGCGCGCGCCACAATCGTGGCAATACGCAAGCGTCGGTTATATGTAGGATGGCAAATGAACGACCTTTTTCCAGGCATCTTAAAATCCGGAAAGACTTGCAAGACCTGCAAGCACAGGATGCGATACGAGTGCGTAGAATCCATCTTCCAGTATTGCGGAGTTCGCGGAAGCGGACAGACGCAAAACGGAAAACTTAAAATCAAATGCAAGAATCCAGCTTGCGCAAAATACGAGGAAATTTAAAAATGAGAAAAAGCAAAGAACTCCTAGAAGCCGCTGAATATGCCGAAAAAACGATGAAAAATGCTTTAGGAAAGGCTATTTGCGAATTTCCGAAAGGAACGAAATGCGGAAAGTTTATTCATAGAATGATAGAAATTACGGATGACGACGCAACAATAGACCGAGGGCTCTTGAATCTAGGAATGGAAGTGTTTTTTGCCGCTAATATTTGTGTAAAACACGAGGAGATTTAATTTATGTGTAAGTATTGCGAATTCAAATTTAAATCGGACAAAGGCGTGTTCAGCAAATCAAACCTTCTCCATCTGGATATGAATGGAAGTAACGCTAACTTGGCAATTTCGAATACAATAGGACCGATTATAAACATAGCTCTTCAAGCCGGTAATGAGGATTTTCCAGGGTCGCAATGCCAATTGAGTACTGCCCGATGTGCGGGAGGAAATGCAGGGAAATAAATGAACAACGACAAATACTTTGTTTTCAAATACGGTTTCGTCATGCATCGACCGCCTTTTAAAGTGTTCATAAATTCGATACTTCGGAAGATTCAATTTTTCACGGACACGCCTTTTCTTATCTCCTCCGAATGCGAATTTGATTCATCTGGAAAATGGCACTTCGTTCAATATTCATTCAAGAGGGTGAAGCAGATAAAAAATCCTAGGATTTTCGGAGTGAAATGGAACTACGACTTGAAATCAATCTTAGACGAAGGAAAATACCTTGTCCTTTACAAAAACAGAAAGACAGGAATCGCCACTTGGGAAGATGAAAAGTGGGATTCCGATTATGGAAAAATTATCGCATGGACGTTCGTTCCGTGCGGATATGAGGAGTTAAAATGAAAATCACCTCTGTAGATATAGTCCCGGTCAAGTTCTCGAAGATTCTCGGATTGGCGAGCGTCACTCTTGACGGGTCATTGACGCTTTACGAAATCCGGATCGTCGATTCCGACAATGGCCCATTCATCAGCTTTCCGGCAAATCCGCTGAAAAGCGAGCAGCAATTTCTTTACTACGTAGTCGAAGATAAGGAACTCAAGAAATCGATCGAGGAATCCGTATTGAGCGAATACCAAAAGGCGATCGCGGAATGAACATCGATCCCCGCATATTCCCGACAGTCCTAATGGCTCTAGACTTCGTCGCCGCCGTCATCTGGGCCTTCAACGGAAACATCCGGCAGACCGTCTATTGGATCTCCGCAGGAATCTTGACTTTGACGGTAACTTGGTAATTTCAAAAGGAGAAAAGTGAAATGGCAACGATAGCAGGAAAGGAATTCATGAGTGTCGCCGAATGCGTCGAATACTTAGGCGTCTCCAGAGCGACAATATCGAAGAACATCGCCCTCACAAAGAAGGGACGGATGAAACCTCCGTTTCCATTCTTTTCGCCGTACCCAGCTAAATCGCATGTCAAGTACTTTTTCCGCAAGGAAGCCATCGACAGATGGGTTGACATGAGGAGCGTCGAATGAAAAGATTCTCCATATTCCAAAAGCACAAGGCGAAAGGAAACGCCACCTGGTATGGGCGCATTGCCGAAGACGGGCTATTCCATGTCATATCGCTAGGCACGAAGAAAAAGGCGGATGCCATCGCATGGGTGGACCTGATGAACGCAAAAAAGTTCTTGCCAGAGGCGTTCGCCGAATCAAAGCCGGACGTAGAAATCCAGAAACTTGCAAATAAGTTCATAGAATATTGCGAAGTTGCGAACAGCACGAGCCGCGCGACAATAAAGGCTTACGCTCTACGAGTATCAAGATTCATCGAATGGTCAACGTCCAGAAAAAGAACGACAGTCACGCAAGTGACAGAATCGGACGCCGTTGACTTCTCGTCTGCAATCGTTTCCAGATACGCCCCGAAGACGGCCTCCGAAATTCTGAAGCTCGTAAAGGCGATGTTCTCTTTCTCCAATCGGACGTTCAAGACGCAAGGGAATCCTTTCGAATACATCAAGCGTCCGAAGCAGCACAGGACTAGCAAGGCTTTCTGGACTCAGGACGAAGTGGACAGAATACTCGCATGCGCTCCTGATTCCGAATACAGAAAGTTCTGGTCGTTGATGGCGTTCGCGGGACTACGCTACTTCGAGGCGAAATCCATCAAGTGGAAGGACATCGCCACCGGAAAGATCGTTATCGTCGGAAAGGGACAGAAACTCGCATCGCTTCCCATCTCGACGCGCCTCAGGTCCGAACTGGGAACACCCGGAAATTCCGAAGACACGATCGTCAATGACGGGACGATAGCCACGAACACGTCATCCATCCGAGCACTCCGCACGGCCGTAATCAAGGCGGGACTCGAAGACGACGGCGTGAACAACCACAGATTTCGCCATTCGTTCGCCTCGAACCTCATCCGATCTGGAGTGAATATCAAGGCGGTCCAACAGCTCATGCGGCACGACTCGATAGACATCACGCTGAACACCTATTCCCACCTTCTCCAAGACGACCTTAAAAAAGCCGTAGAATCCATTTGATTTTTTTAATAAAAGGTGGTAACAAAATGGTTACAGCAACAGATAAAAACTAAGAAAATGACTAAAAACAGACTAAAAACTGAAAGAAGTATATCGATACAACAAAAGACCGAAAGCTGGTATTTTTCGGCCGTAATCGCCGAAATTTCGCAAAAAAGCGCAAAAAAGCCCGATTCCTTGTGAGAACCGGGCTATCGTGGATAATGAAGGGATCGAACCTTCGACCCGCTGATTAAGAGTCAGCTGATTTACTTTTTAACTTACAGCATATATTGTTGTAAGTTTTAGGTCATTTTTAGGCATCCGTCATTTGAAAAGGAGTTGCTTTCGAGGCTTGTTCTTTCCTGATCTAAATCCGACATGCATGAACCGGATTTCGCTCGTTTTGTCGCCTGGAACTTTCGTGTAGAGAATTAGCTGGTCGATCTCGATTTCAGAAACCATCCCGACAAGCAGGGCGTAGAGTGCCCGATTTTCGTTTTCAGTACCGCTCCAAGCGCAAATGTCAGCGGCGAGTCCAAGCCGGTGAGCCGACGATGAAACTCCACCAACAGATCGATTTACAGCGTCCGATCGATAGCAACAATTAACGCGGATAGGATTGCCGAACTTTTCTCGGATTTTGTCAAGTTTTAGACCGGTAGCGATCACGGTTTCGACGATTTCCCACGATTCCGGACGGTTATCGTAACCAGTGTTCGTATCCGTCAATTCCTTGAATGAAAAATTTTTAGGAAATTCCATCTTCAGATCCTCGCCAACGAGATCTTTTCGCGGACTCCGAGCGAGTCGTCGCCCCAGTGAGATTTAGCGAACCATTCGAGGCACTTGTCGGCTAATCCGGCCTTTCGCCTGGTGATGCCGGAATCACGGATGATTCCGCGGAAGATGTCGTCCATCTGCTCGCGCGAAAAGATGTTCCACCCCTTGCAGCAGTATCCGGAATCGTGGACCGCTCCGGCGAGATTATAGACGATGTTTTCCTTTTCCCAGCTCGGAAGATACCATTGGAAGATTCGCGGAATGGAAAGCCCGTCGGTCGCCCATTCCTTTTCCAGATGAAGGCGGTAAAGAACTCCGTCCACGCGGAAGTCAACGTATATCGGGTCGATTAGCTTGTGCGTATCGGTTCCTAAGAAAGACGACGCCGAAGCATTCGAAGTGACGAATTGGCAAGTGCTCATTTTATAAACTCTTCGTGTATGTGATCGAGAATCCGCGATTGCGGATAATCGAAACAATCATCTTCATCCATTTCATTTGCGCACCATCAGTTTTAGAGTAGTCGCGATCTCGGCGACGCTCACGTTAAGAGCGCCTAGCGAGTTATCAATGTTTCCAAGTCTTAGCTGGATTCCGTCAGTTCGTTTCTCAAGGCCGTCGATTTTCTGCTCTAATAGTGCCATCCTTACTTCGGCGGATTTTGTCTCCGTCTTCGTACCGTTGGATAGATAGGCAGTTCCTGCTGCCATCAGTGCGACGACTCCAGTAATTACTGGATGCAGGAACTTGCGCCACTTACTTTGTTCGCTGTAGGTTTTCATTATTACAACGATCTCCACGCGGAACTATGGTAAACGATCATTTTGCAAGAAGCCGCCGGAACTGAAACGGAACCTCCGTAAGTACTTGAAGACAATGTAACGGTCTTGTCTGAACTCGTAGAATTGTGTAGTATTTTAATTTCTCCTTCAGTTCCAGAAATGGAAGAAATGTCGTTCTCTTCAGTGATACTGTTAGGAAGTTTTAGGCTTCCTGTAGCTGTGATTGATCCGAACGACGCCACGGAAGCAGTGATCGATGCGAGACCTTCCATGATCCATCCTGCGGCTCCTTGGTACAACTTAAACAACGCCGTGCTTGTAGTCGTGTAAAGATAACTGATGAACAATCCTAGAGTCGAAAGGCTCATCCAGTTGCTTGCATTCCTTGACCTATCTTCCGAAGTGAATCCGCCGTCAATTGCAGATTTTGATGTCGGATTGACAGACTGCGATCCAGACGAAATGGATCCTTCGGAAGTGATTTCTCCAGACGCGATAATATCGACAGAAGACAAGTAGGGAATAGATGCTGTAGGATGTGTGTTTTCTCCGGCAGGAGTGAAAGTTCCGGCACCTCCTGAAAGATTGCTAGTTCCAGATGCCGTAAAGATTCCAGAAACATCTGCATTTCCGCCAACGGATGCGTTACCGGTAACGTTTAACGCGTCGAAACGTCCTAGAATCTTGCTAGGGACAACTGTTATGCTTGCGATAGGCCCTGTAGCTCCATAAGCCGCATAACTGGAAAGAACGGCTATTTCCCCTTTATGGATGGTAGAACTGGCTGCCACTCCTGATCCTACTCTGTAGCCGATCGAACACGAATCGTTATAAATAATAGGAACAACGACCGATATTCCAGAAATTGAATCCTGCGTCACCGTTATCGACGTCGGATAAGCTACAGACGTCCCAGCCGATGGCAACGCTTTTATTACGCTGTTTCCCCTCCAAGTTCCCAATTCGAAAGTCTGCGACGAACCTGTCGATGAAAATGTCTTCCATTGATGAATTCCGGCAATGATGGAGGACAGTTGCGAGTCATCGGAAGCATCCAGATTCAGGCCCGCATCCGTCACAATCTTGCACAATTCTCTCTGGATCGTGTTGAACCAAGACGCATTCAGCTGAGTAGATTTAACACCAGTCGAAGCATTTCCATCTGTAAATTCACGATCAGCAGTCGCGGTCGATGTATCTATCTTATGCATATTATTCCTCCGTTTCCGTCGTTTGTGCCGTGTTGCCAGCAGCCTCGTCCGCCTCGGTCAATGCCGAGACGAGCCAAGTCCGTGTATCTTCCAAAGTCTCGTCGATTGTGGCCGACGAGATGATTGTCTTGGCCGTTGCGAAATATCCGCTCGAAATGAGCGGAATCACGCTCACGAATCCAGTCAAGATGGACGCGTCGAACGCGAGCAGCTTCTCGTGAAGATCGCGGTCGATATTCCGCGCTATCGCATAGTTCCAGTCAAGGCCGTCGTTGTTGCGGGCTAGGGATTGCTTTCCGCAATCGGTGGATTCCAGATATTCGCTTCGTTTGTACATAAATGCTCCTTAATTGAGCGCCACGGCGCCGAACGAGAAAAACGGGATTATATCGGACTTGTTCATCGATGCGGACGTGGCCACGAAAGCAGGTGACGAAGTCGTAGTCGTCAAATTTTGCCGAAGCGTGTAGTCGTACACGTAGTTGCTCTGACTCACGTGCTCCTGCGACGCGAACTGGCAGCCGCAAGACCAGATCTGGACGATATATCTTTGATTCCGCTTGATCTTGAGAGACCCAGTCGAAGCCTCGGTCAAGTCCACGGAAAGAAGCTGCTCGCCGGAAGTGAAATCGGTGCCGTATTTCCGGAGTCCGGAAGATCCGAGAAGGACGCCGTCCGTAGAGAAAATGCCGACATTGAAGCACGGAACAGGATCGGTGAAAGCGAGAGTCCCTGCCAACGCTAGATTGCACTTTGAGAGCGTCCCTTGAGCTTTCGAGATTCGCTGATGCTGATAGATTTGTGCGTTAATCCACGAGGCGGAGGTCGAGTCGTCCCAGACGAGATCCGTGATGCCCGTCGCGAGAGAGTATCCGCCGTAATTGGACGATGACGAGTTGATGTCCTGCTCTTCGCAAGTGGCCAGGTACGGATCCGAAGTCATGTCCGTCGCCACGTGGACTCGGAGCTGATTTCCTATAGGCGTCAATGTGATCGGCTCGTCTTCCGAAGCGGGAACCAGGACGGCGGCGAGATTTCCCGGAGTTGTAGCGATCGAAGAAGCGAGGACAAGGTGATCGCTCGAACCGGAGGACGATGCGGAAACGACTCCGTTCGCGTCGACAGTAATCGTTGTTCCGTCAACCTTGATTCCGCCCAATACGGTAGTGGATGCCGTAGGGAGCGTGTAGGAGTCTGGATCTGACCACGATACCGTTTCCCCTGTCCAAGAAAGGATCTTTTTAGCCTGGCTTGTCCTAGATATAGGAGCAAGCAAGCCGATCGAGTTCCCTTCGGAATCATACGCCGTGACAGAAGAACCAGACGTCGTATTTCTGCTCGCTACCGAGATAGCCCCTTCGACTGTGACCTTGGACGCACCTGTTTCGAAATACTCGTATTTCCCGGCCAGCGGGGCGAGAGGAAGACGGTAAGTCTTCCCATCGATCGCCACCGGCAAGTATCCGGTCGCCTTGAGTTCCGCAAGAGTGCCAGCGTCTAGCTGCAAAATCCTTTTTCCGTCTTCCGCCGCCATCTTTATTCCTCCGTGAGAATGGCTTCCCCATCCTCTGTCAAAATTTCAAATTCGTCTTCCGTCAAAATCGAACGGCCTTCGATATCTTCCACATAAGTGAAAACGAGTTTCGTGTGAGCAGGCTTTGAAAGTTCCAAAAGCGTCTCGACATTCTCTCGCCACCAGGTACGCAAGTAATCGTCGCATTCCGAATTGCAGCTGAAGACATCCGTGTAAATTTCTGATGTCTGGTATTCTAACTGGACCATCCAATAGAAATTCGGGTCGTCCGTTCCGAAATCGACATCCTCGAATTTTTCTGAATTCTTCCAATACTCGTAAACTCGGCATCCAAGGCCAAAAAGCGAAACGATACCCTTGAAATAAGGGACCGTGCATCCTCCTGGGCGTCGAGCGATACGGTAAATTTCAGCAAGACGGTCGGAATCTTCAGAGAATTCGAGACCCTTACGAGGAAGTCCCAATTCCTTTTCCCACGATGCGTAAGACGTCGTTTTCAACGGCGACGATTCATCGACTAGAGAGCGTAGCGTGCCATAAACTTCTGCGAATGTGGACCCGAACGCCGAAAGCAATTTCCACCAGTTGCCATCGTTTCCTTTATACCAAGCGAAGCCGCGCGGCATGAGTCCAAGAAGCGAGTCGCGAAATTCCTCTTCGTCGCGTTCCGGAAGACGGCGGACAGGTACATTGCAAAGTTCTACGACGACTAATTTAAGCTCTTCGGAATATTCTTCCCCGTTCGTCACAGAAACGGCATAAGTTCCAGAATCTCCAGGCGCGGAAAATGTGAGCGAATCGTCCGCACATTCCGAAGCGGGAATCGTTTTATATCCGCACTTGACGCTTGAATAGGCCGAGAATCCGCACCCGCTGATCGTCACGGGACAGCCGACGCCGGCCATCATAGGCGATAGAGAATGGACTATCGGCGCGCTCATCAGGACTCCCCGTTATTGAGCGTCAGCGTCAAATTGGCGACTTCCGCAGTCGGAGCCGTCGAAGAATCCGGAGCGGAAGGAACGGAAAGCGACAGTTCAAGCGATGGAACGCTAGATCCCGATTTCTGCAAGGAAGAAATCAAAAAAGTAGATGCGGTCGAATTCGCCAAGACGGCGACATTCATATCCGCGATCGACACGGTATCGCCGGGGGCAATTTTGCGAAGATAGGATTTCAAGGCTTCGTTTACGCTGGACTTGACGGATTCCGTATAGGGAGCGACAGAGGCGACAATCGCCACCGCGACAGGAGTCACGCTGAATACGCGGACATCGGCCGTGATCGGGCGACGAACATCGGACGTGATGTATGTTTTCGCTTCGGAAACGTTCGATGCGGAAACGGAGATGGATGAAGAATTGTAATTCGCAAGAGAGACAGACACGGAATTCGTGTTCGGATAATTCGCAAAAACGAAGCAATCGGTGACGAACGAGAACCGCATCGCCCATTGCCAATAGTCATTTTTGGATCCTCCGGCGGGAGGATTCTGGACTCGATTCAGCAGACGCGCGCGGTATTCGTCAGCAGTCTCGCCCCATACTTGAGATTCTCCGTCAATTTCCACTTCGACGGACAAGCCGCCAGAGATTCCAGATGTCGCGACCGTCACCGTTTCCGAAATCCCGGACGGCGTGGAATCCCGGAACGCAAGTTCCGCTCCGGAATCCAAGTCGCTTTCCGCACCGTAAGCGAGAGCGACGACAGGAACTTCGACATTAGAGCCAGAAACATCCATCGCCGACGAAACCTCGTATTCTTTCCCCGTCGATTCGTCAACAATAGCCGTCCCTTGCGGTATATTTACGCTTTCCGTGCCCGATATGGACATCAGGACGGAGCCTCTGGCATAGAGAGGCGACTTGTGAGGAAGTCCGTATTCCGTTCCGAATCCGTCGAGGCAATCGTCGGAACACGTCGAGACGAAACGATCCTTCCAGATGCGCTTCGCGATCAGTTCCATCATGTATAGAGCACCGCCGATAACGGCCGCAAGCACTTTGAGAACCGTTTTCCGCAAGACGGAAACGGCACCGTAGAATTTGACGCTGAGAGCGTTCTCGCTAGAACGCACCAGGTCGGAAAGACTTTTAGTTTCAAATGCCATCGATTGTCGCCTTCCAGTTCACTTCGAATTTGAATGTTTCCGCATTTCCTTGAGGCTTTTCGATCGTCACGGAAATGGACACGGTTTCCGCGTCTTCCGAATCGATTTCGGCGGAGCAGGAAACGGATTTCGCAACGCCATCCGATACCATCCACTTCAAGGCGTCTTTTACGAGCGTCTCGACATCCCGGCAAGTCGAATCCGTCAATTTTCCGGGGAAAGCCTCGTAAAGGTATCCGCCGAGCGTTCCCGATTCGTCCAACGCATCCGCCCACCAACCGCCTAAAACAGGTTCAAGGTTCGCCGAAGTTCCCAGGCTACGATTCCTGGCATAAGTGCCTATCGAAATTGCAACGGCATTTTCAAGACCTTCTGACAGCAGAAGATCCCCGGATTCCGAATCGAAATCCAGGTCAAAATTTCCGTCGGAACGGCGGCAAAGTGCAAGGTCGCTCATCGGAATGAATATAGCTTATCCATTCCAAAAATGACATTTTTTGTCACATCTTATTTTTACGAAAGTCCGCCGGAGTGAGTCGCATCGTTTCCGGTAAGCGTGATGGGAGCGACGTTCGCCTGTGCCGTCGCCGAACCCTGCACGGAAACTTCACCCGTCAGCGCCGTCACGGTAACTTCGGCTGTCTTGATGTAAGCGTCAACCTGCCCGGCGATAGCGTTCGCCAGATTCGTCATCGCCGTATCGACTGTCACGTTGTCCTTATTGTTCTTATTCGCGGCGTCAATGAGTGCCGATTTAAGGCTTGACTTAAAGGAGGATAGATTTAGAGCCATATCAAGTTCCCGGAGTCGGTTTTGAAGTAGGTCCAGCAGGAGACGGATGAATGTGCGTAGAGAGTGAAACTTTCGTCGCAGAGTTCGAGCATTTCGCCGAAACTTCGCCATCGACTTCCAGATTTCCTGTCACGGTGAACGTGTCCGCCGTATAGATGACCTTTTTCCCGGAGGCAACAGAGACTTGAACGTTTCCATCCTTGGAGAGCAGAATTTTAGACCCGAACGGGGAATGGACGCATACTTCGCCCTCTTCGAGAGTTTGAGACATTTCGTCTCCGTCGCCATGCGTGGCGATGACGACACCGTTATCCCGAGAGCCGCCGATGAAAACCGCGATCCCGCTTACATCCCCTTTTGGACGGCTCGAAAATCCGTACTGCTGGGCGAATTCGAGCCCTCGACGCTTTTCCCCGGCGAGAAGTTCGGCATCCGCCTGCAATTCACCGGAATCGTACTTGGTCGCCGCGATTACGCAACGGCCCACAATCAAGCGAATCCGGTTCACGACCTGTTCGATAGCTCCGTTCATCCGCGCACAGCCTTTCGAATGCTCGCCCACGGGTCAGCCTTTCCGGGCTTCGATGCTTTCGAAGCTTTCGTTTTCTTGGATTCAGGCTGAGGCGCATAGACTTCAGGAGGAACCAAGGATATTTCCGTCTTTTCTCCCGATTCCATCGACCACGAAAGCGTCACGGAATTCGCCAAAAGATCCATCATTTCGTTGATTCCTATCGCAGGTGCGCAAATCGAACAAATTACTCCTGGTGACCAAATCCCAGACGAGCATTCCCAGCCGTGGACTTCGCACTTGACGGACATCGACTTTGCAATTCTGGAACACTTTTCCCAATCGGCACGCGCCTGGACATTCTCTTTTGCCGTGGAGTTCGAATCCACGATGATGATGAGCCTGTTCCGTTCCACTTCGGAATCCGTCGCCGTGGCCTTGACCTTTGATTTCGCTTTTCCGGAACCATAGACTAGATAAGTCGAGTACCGGTTCACGATGGAATAATCGGCATTCGCCGAAAGCAGATTCTTCCCCTGTTCGAGGTAATCGCCGCGCTGGCACGAGTCAGGACGGACTAGAGAAACATTTCCGATTCCGTCCGAGCAGGCGAGAATCCCACGCTCCTTGCACAATTTCGAGATCGTTTCAAGCGCCTTACTTCCTGGATCCGCCGAAAATTTCTTGAACGGTTTTCCAACTTCGACACCGTTCGAATTCGAGAAAGACAGCCCGAACGCCTTGCAAATGTCGCCTGTTATTCCGGAAATGTCCTTTTCCGCCCATTCCAGCGGAGATTCCAGGCAGCAATCCGCAAGGTCGGATGTCTTTTCGCTTCCGGACACGCTAACGGAATGGGAACCCCCGGAAAACGAACTGCTCAACTTGTCCACGAATCCGGAAAGGACCTTTGTCCCGTTGCATTTTATTTCGACGGAATCGCCGGGGAACATTCCGAAGGATTCGAGCCCTCCTGTAGGCTGCAAGGACAAAGAAAAAGTGGCCGCTATATGGTCAAGCGAGCGGTTCACGGAAGCCGTGAGCCAGTTCGAAAACTTTTTCCCATTGGCGTAAACTTCGATCATTCGGAAAGGACCTTCAACTTTTCGCGATTGATGACCATCGGATCCGCGATGGAATTTCTTTCGATTACGTCATCCAACTTATCGAGCGATCCGTAGCAATCGAAACATACGGACAAGGCGTCTCGATTCGCCGTAAGCGGAAATTCGACGATAACGGCGAGCTTCGACATCGTGTCGCGCAAATACTTGAGAGCGGACGACTCCATGTCCACAAGAGCCGTGTAATCGTCGGCGTCATCGACTTTTCCAAGCGCTTCGTCGAAAGCGTCCGTCACGGCGTCCTGCATCGCTTCCGCCTCTTCGACGGATGCGAATTCGCAATCCACGACAGACCGGACAGCCATCGATGCGGAACTCATCAGGACAAGTCTCGAAACCTCGGCGGAAAGAGAATCCGCGGCGATGTTTGCCGAATCGATTTCGGAAGCCGTCTTGCAAGAACTCATCGATACGATGCTTTCGTTCACATAGCCGTTGAACAATGATTTCGATGATGATCCTTCTTTAATCTTTAGCGTTTCCGCCGTCATCGTGAGCAAGTTCTGGATTCTCGACGCGAAGTCCGAAGGCGTCATTAAGGCAAGCTGGATGTTGTCCCGTATCTGCGAGACCGTGTTCACGAATTCGGAGACGGAACGGATAGAGCTTCTGGCCGTCTCGATGTCGTCTAGGACTCCGCTCGTAAAATCGGCGACCGAGTCCACTACTGATTTCGCCTTTTTCGCGAGGCTAAACGCTTCCGTGAAGTGCGATTTCGCAGCCGACAATGAATCGTCCGACTTGGAGATGGTAACGCCGCGGAGATCCGTGACGGCCTTGCCTGCGTTCTTGACTTCGGATTCCGGGACGAACGTAGCCGAGCCGGAAACATATTCGATTTCGGATTTGTTGTATTCCAGGCTGTAGGCGTTGCACCGCGCGAAGAACTTTCCATAGTAAGGATGGACGAATTCGAACGCGCCTTCCTTGTTGAACGCCGTTTCTAGATCGGCCCTCTTGCTTTCGACATCGGAGCCAAGCAGATAGAATGTTACCGGGAATTCGCGGACCTTGAGGCCCGTGTCCTCGTTTACGTGATTGCCGGAGAACGGGAGTGCCTTGGTGACGACATTTCGCCCGCCAGCCGTGCTCGCCGTATCGACGAAAAACGGAACACCAGCGTAAGATGCTCCAACGAGATCGACGACGCCTTCTGGCGTCTCTATGCTCACCTTATAGAGAGTGTCCGAGTAAGTGTTATCGTGAGTGGCCATTAGACGCCACCTGCGAACATATAGCCGCGCGAATAGTCGAAGTCGCCATTATCGGGAGGCGTCACGGAAACGCCGCGAGGCATATTCTGGAAATCGACCGCAAAGCGGCTTGTCGTCGTCGTGCTTGAATTTATCGAACCTACAGTAGCTCCGATTCCTCCAAATTCTGATGCATATTGAGGATTACCCGCCACAGGAGAAGCATTCGAAGTCCCGTTATTATTCGAATCTTCGTTACCATCAAATAAGTTACCGATTACAGGCAAGTCCGAAAGCAACCCTTTGGCCGCTTTCCAGGCTTCTCTAACAGCTCCAAAGATGGCGTCGTAGATTTTCCCTCCGAGATCCAGGAACGAATCCGCGACCATCTTGATTCCATCCGTGAACAGTCCCCAAAGTTTATGGATCATCCCGAATATCTCAGAAATTCCAGACTTGAAACCATCCCAAAGGCTCGACACCGCGGAAGGAATCGCATCGAAGAAGTTCACGAAAGGTTCGATGAAAATCGAATAGAAAGAGTCCCAGGCGAACGAAACTACAGCAATGAATTTATCAAAGAAATCTTTTACGGCACCCCAAACGTCATCAACTATAAATGATTTCAACATGTCCCAATTATCGATAATGTCATCGATCACTTTTTTCCAAACAATAACGGCGGCGACGGCTAACAATATACCGGAAACTACAGGTCCAGCAAGAGCAGCCGCAATTGCCTTTATAACGGGTAAAAAACCAGCAATTCCTATACAAATCTGTGATATAAAAGGAATAGCCGCTGCAAATGCTCCTATAAAAAGAGTCAAACCTGGGCCAATAAAATTAACTACTGTGACTATTTTATCCAAGATCGCAGGAATTTTCGGCAATAAATCCGTGACGAACGATGCAACCGATTTCCCTAGAGTCACCAACTGATCCTTGATTTTTCCGCCGTCCTTTTTCATATAAGCGGTAATCGTCTTGAAAAGTTCGCTGAATGCCGGGAAAAGTTCCTGCATCACCGAAATTTTAATTCCGCTTATCTGCTCGTTCATCATTTGAAGATCGTCGCCGAACGCCTCCGCACTTTTAGCCCCTTTATCATCGAATCCGGCGTGATACGTATCGATATAGCTTTTAAGATTCTCCTCTCCACCGGATAGAAGTTCAGACATTTTAAGTCCAGATTTTCCGAACAGCTCTTGCGATACGAAAGCCTTCTGTTCCGCGGATCCCAATTTTGCGTAGCTTCCTGCGATGGCCGTGATGACATCCGTGCTGTTTTTATAACTGGAAAGATCTTTAGGAAGAATGGAATCGAATATTTTTTTAGATGAAGCGTCACCAGCCCGAGCCTTTCCGAGATTCACGGTAAACCGCTGTAATCCTGAAGTCAATTCCTCTGTACTTATGCCCGCAAGTCCAGCCGCCGAAGAAAACGCCTGGAAGTCGTGCACTGAAATTCCCAATAGATTAGATGTTTTCGCAATCTTGTCACCTTGTGCGGCATACGTTCCGACCAATCCAGTAACTTTTTCAAATCCAGAAACAAGGCTTCTAACAGCGGCTGTAGAATTGGAAATAACATTTGATATTCCGGCAAGACCTTGAGCATTCTTTAAAAAAGACATTTTGCTCTGCATCTTTCCCAAAGCATCGCTGCTTCCAATAGCGGCCTTGGTAACTCCATTCAGATTTCCAATGACGGAATTGATTACACCGTTTTGTAAATTAAGGCCTATATTGACATTGATGAACGACATACGATAAATATAAAATACGCCGTTCAAAAATGACAGATTTTGTCACATCTTATTTACTAATCAGAATTGGAGCAGCCTGAATAACCTAAATCAGGTCCTTGATAGTGATGTAATTCGTGAATGTAGATCGCCAATAGCGTAATAAAAAATGACGGTAAAAAATTTATTAAAATCATATTCCCTGTCATTTCAAATGGTTGAGAAACATCACTAAATCTAATAACAAGAACTATTATAGATAATAAAAAACACGATATAAAACTAAATAAAAAAGATACAACAATGTTCGTATCCGTTTTTCCAACATTCATAAAAACAAAGCACCATACATAAAACGGAACTAAAGCCAAACAAATATAAATAATATCGTCAGTAAACAGAGGAAGCAGCATTCCGCCCCAAAAAAGAATGAACGGAACGACAAGCCCTAAAATTCCTGAAACACTGATAATATTATTCCAATCAAAAGACTTCGTTTTAAATAAAGAACGAATTGTATTATTCAGCAAATAAAAATCTTCGATATTTTCATCGTTACTTCTTTTCATATCATCAATATACATCCAAAAATTGACAAAAATCATCAAAAAAGAAAGAAGCAAGCAAAGTCACTTCTTTCCCTTCATCCATCCCGCATATTTTCCGAGAGCCTTGACGCTATATTCGAAAGCGTCCGCATCCAGGCTCATAATCTGGTCGTATGACCAATGGAACACTCCGGCGAGGGCGGCAAAGCCGTCGTCGAAGCCTAGGCCTCGCCACCTGCTAAAAAAGGCTTGGCCAATGTCCCGATAGCTTGAACATCTCTTGCATCCATGTTCAAGACCGCATTTTCTCCGAGTCCAGTCGCCGAAACGACCAAAGCGATCATTGCGGATCCTTCGCCTTTCGCATTTCCAATCGACTGAATGTCCCGTCCCGTGAAAGATTCCTTCACTTCGACGGTTTCGATATTTTCCCCGTTCACTTTCGAGACGGGAACGACAAGTTTGTATTCCATATTTTTACTCCTTTGTGGAATTAGACAGATTAAGCCGCGCCGCGGACTCGGACCGCATCGGAACACCACTCAAGGGTTCCGTCCACCAGCTGAACGCGCGGATGAGTGAAAGCCTTACGGCTCAAGTTCCTTGCCCGGAGGACCGCTGAACTCGAAGGAGATTTCGCCTTCCGCTCCGGATTCCGAAGGATCTCCGCTGAACGCCGCGCCGTTGATGACGAACGTCTTTCCATTCGGCTTTTCGAGCTTCACGGTGGCGTTGTGCAACTGACGGAGTTCGACAAGGTCCAAATCGGAAGTGTCGGTGATCGTCCCGCTGATCTTCGAGGGCATCGTCTCAACCTTGTAGCCGTGACAGCGTCCATCGACTCCCATGACCGGAGTGCGCTTCTGGCCTCCGATGTCTGTCGTCGGGTCGCCCTTCAGGTTGTACTGGACGCCGTTGACAAATAGCTTGTGGGTTCCGCCCACATCTTCAAATGCCATAGTTTACCTGCCTTACTTGAATTGAATCTTGGACTTGCCGATGAAGAACTGGTCGATCAGATCGGCAGGAATGAGGAATTGCATCGCGGTGGAATCGTCAGGGTCGCGGCAAACGACAAGGTTCGCCTTGAACGTTTCGTAGTCCTGGACAAGACCTTTCGAGATCCAGTATTCATACCGGCCAAGAAGTTCCGCTGCGCCGAGTTTCGGCGTCATGATGACCTGACCCGGGCCGAAGTCCGTTCCGTCATCCGCTAGTTTCGCATGAGGATATCGTCCGGCGAGATAGTTGTTCCAATCCCAGCGGAGGAACGAGAGCGTGAACACCTTTTCTAGCTGCTGATAGCTCGTGTCCGAGGCTCCGTTCGCCGTATATTTGTAAGTCGTCACGGCTCGCTTGAGATAGACGGTTCCGTCGCTAGTTGCGACAAGAAGAGCCGATCCGGCCTTCAGGATTGCGTTGTTCCCTTCGATTCCTTCGCGTTCCGTTTCGCGCGGGGCGACGATTCCCTTCACGGCCCAGTTCGAAAGAGGCTGCGCGGGATCGTTCAAGGCCTTCGGAGCGATGCAACCGAGAGCAGCAGCGGCTATTTCAAAGCCAGGAGTAGGCGATTCAGGAATGCCGACAAGAACGACTACCTGCGAATTGAGAGCGTTCGCGCGAGTCTGGATGCTTTCGAGCGATGCGGTGCCGTAACAGGTCGTCGTTTGTCCGGAAGTGACGGAGCGACCGTTCAAGCTGAAGAACAGGGCTCCCGTTTCCTGGACAGTCGCCGTCCAGCGTTCGTCCAGAAGGCCCTTGATGTAGGCGATGTTCGACGATTCGTCGGAACCGCTCGCAATCGCGTTGTACCAAGTCCCTTCGATGACGTTACCGATGAGAGCGTCGGAATAGACAGGATCCGCACCGGCGCCGCTCATCGCGACAACGGTAAGGACAACCTTTGACGGGAGTTCTTCGCCCTGGTCGTGATTGTAACGGACATCGATGCCGATTCCGCAAGATCCCGCGTTCTTCGCCGTGAGAGTGACGACGCCTGCGACATTTGCAGCCGTGACGGGCAAGTTATTCGTCGCCGTAATCGCCGTGACGATAGCGGCGGCAACCTCGGTGACGCTTTGTCCCGCGGAGACATTCACGGGCACTTTCTGTCCGCCGATCATCAGGCGGAGAACGCCGGAAGACGGAAGTTCCGTTGCGCTATCAGAAAGCGTGACGGTGATCGTCCCGGAAGCCTTTGCGGAACCGTCCGCATCGGCGACAGGGAGTGCCCAAAGTTCGGAATTCTTGGTGTTCTTGCGGAACGCGCGGATCATCAGAGCAAGCTGAGATCCCGCACCGTAAAGAGCGTCAGCCTGTTCGTCGCTGGTTATCTGCTTGAGGTTCGTCTCTGAGCTGGTCGAGAGTTTCTGACCGATCAGCAAGTTTTTCCAGGGCATCGCCCCGGACTTGGCGGCGTTCGTGTTGTCGAACTCCGTCATGAACATCGGAACTAGATTGTCCGACGGGATTTCGCTAAAATGAATGCTCATTTCTGATCCTCCGTGGATAGTTTCTTCTTGATTGCGGACTTGACGACCGCTTCGACGACCTTGAGAGCGCCGCTAGCGATCCGCTTTTCGATGTAGGCAGTGACATTCACCATTTCGCCTTCCTGGTTGATGTTCCGGGAAAGCGATGGAATGAACACTTCGCCGAATGTCGGCTTCAAAAATTTTCTCATTATATCCTCACCGTTGTGTTGAATTCCTGCTTGTTGCCGTTTCCGGGTCCAATGCTTGCCGTATTCTTCGCCGTTATGAACTCATCCGACGCACCGCCGTTCGTGACGCAAACGGCAAATTCAGCGGAAAAAGTGATTCGCTGGCTCCCCCGATCCGTTTCGCCTTTTTCGCTTAAATTATTCGCAAAATTGGTGAGAACGAAACGCTTCACGGTTCCGTTGAACGGACCGACACGGCTTTCGACAGGCTGCAAGGCAGAAACGATCGCCGCGCTCGCATCGTCAAGGAACACGTTCACATCATCGACAGCCTCATCGTCTGAATCCTGCACGGTAGTCGCCCGCGCATAGAGATCGACATAGACTTCCATCTTCGCCAAATAGAACCGCGGAGACGTACGCCTATCGTCAAAAGAAGTCTGAGGAGTATAGACGACCGCGAATGCGGATTCCTCGGGCCAAGCGGATTCCTTTCGACCGGAATAGACGTTGTCGCCGATTCCTTGGATTGCGGAAGACTTGATGAGGTTCACTAGTCCTTCGCGGAATTCCTTGATGCTTTCGAGAGTCCTCATGGCGATGCCTTCGCATCGACAAGCTTATAGACGACCGTTCCGTCCTTCTCGAACGCGAAATCAACGCCCTTCATCTGGAGCGCGGGATGGAATTCGGATGCGGAGATAGCGAAAATGTCGCCCTTGCGAGGCTTGTTGTCCGGCAAATCTGCGGACTTGACGAAAAGACGAGGACGGTGAGCGATGGCTTCAATATCAACGCCAAGCTGTTCCCCGTCAAGACTCTGGGCGTCGAATAGCCCAGGCATCGTGACGGACAAGCCGCCACGCGTGAGAGTGACCTCTTCGCCAAATTCCCGAGTGTTCAGGAAGTTGTCGTCAAGGTCGCCTGTCAAGTCTTGCCGGAAATCGCTCGCCATCGGATTTAGGCTTCCAACTTCGATTTCTTTTCGGATGCCGAAACGTGTTCGGCGACTCCCTTTTTGACGAGCCGAGCCGCTTCATCGTCAGCGACTTCGACAACGTTCCCGATCGAAGCGGAACGGTCCTTGAGAACAATAGTTCCCTTGACAACCTTGATTTTCTTCATCGTTTCCTCCTATCAGACGACTACATCAGCGACAACGATGCCGTTGATCTGTTCGATGGTGGCGAGAGGAGCGGAACGAAGCTGCACGTTCTGCGCGGAACCGTCCGGTTCCTTGTAGATTCTGGTGAACAATTCGCCTTCGAAGTTGCCGGCGTCCACATCGTTGATTAGACCGAAATGCACGTTCGCGCGAAGATTGCGGGCGATGACCGCCACCTTTTCTTCGGGGACGAGGGGAGCTTCGGATCCAGTCGAAGGATCGATGAACCAATCGTCAACGACCCAAATGTTAAGGCCATTGACGCGTCCCATCAGGGTGGCGCCGTCATCGGAGATGTCGCCAGGAGCGATGCTTCCGAGGTCGATGTGGCTCTTGTCCAAATAGTCCTTGACGCTTGCGTTCGCGATGAACGCATCGTAGGCCGAAGATCCGAACACGGCATCCGTCGCGTTAAGACCGGAATCCTTCGTCACGAGACGCTTCCAAGCACGCAGATCCTTGAGCGGATCCGTAGAAGCCTCGTTCCATCCGGAGCCGGAAGCGAGAGTCAGGTTGTGTGTTCCGGCAAGTCCAAGGTCGATAGAATCGATAAGGCCTCCGTTCTGGTCGTGCATATTGACGACACCGGTGAAGATGGCGTCGGAGCACATCTTCTCGATCGTGCGATAAGCGGAATCGATCAATTCCTGCTGGTCGCGAGCGACGATGTCCTGGAACACGGAAGCAGGATTACGCTTTTCGCCATTCGCGTAGCTGATGTTTTCCCCGGCGGCACGCTTGAACGCATCGACGGCATCGGTACGGATGTGAAGGTTGATTTGACCAGGTTCGAAGAACTTTGTCTCGATTTCCTGCCCCTGGACGGCAGTTCCCGCCTGATGCGCGCGGACGAACGGGGCAATACGGCGAGTGCCCTTGATGATGTCCACGCCGATTTGACGCGTGGAATAATAACGAGTTCCGAAGAACGTCTTGGAAAGAAAACGTTTCGGCGGAAGATTCTGGTTGAGAGCCTCGGTCAAGGAAACCGGGTCGAAAATATTGAACTCCATATCAAGCCTCCACGATGTTGGTGGTTACGAGACCGATGTTGCGCATCGCGAGAAGCGCGGCGGTCTTCTGTTCGTCAGTGATTCCATCGGCGAACACGACGGCGTTCTTGTTGAATACGCCGACAGTATAGACTGGGACGCTGCGCGTCGTATCGGACGCACCGGTCGTCAAGTCATCCGCGGCGATTCCGAAAGCGGTACCGGCGGCTGCGCATGCGGAAACTTTTCCGTCCGCATAGGAAAGGAGCCGTCCGCGGACGATCGTCTGCGATGCGGCAACTGTGTAAGGGACCGGAGCGAATGCTTCTCCGGCGATAAGGCCATCACGGCTAAGCGTTGCAGTAGTCATCATTTAGTCTCCTTAAACTTTGAATAGGCTTTCTTGAATCCGTTCATGAACGCCTTTCTTTCGGCGTTTTCGCCGACATCGGATGCGCCACTCTGGACGCTTCCGGCTTGAGCGGTGTCGGCGGCCATTCCCTTGGCGAGAAGAGCCTTCTGTTCCGCGGAGAGTCCGGCTTGCGGGTCGGAATGCTTTGCGGACGCCTTGGCGGATTCGATCGCCTTCTTCGCGGCGGAAAGGGCGAACTTTTCGGCTTCGGCGACGGACTTGCCGCCGTCCACGAACGCCTTCACGTCCTTTTCGTCGATGGAGAGGCCCGCGAAGGCCTCGTTGATTGCAGAAATGCGGGCACGTTCGGCGGTTGCCGCCTGTGCACGGATTTCGTCCACATTAACGCCCTGAGGTTTAGCCTCGGCGCCGTTCTTAGGATCGGCCATTTGAGCCCCCTCCTGTTTTCCGGAAACCATTTCCCGGATCAAATCTTCCATTGAAACGACCTCGTCCGCGAGGCCAGCGTTCACGGCCTTTTGGCCGATGAAGACTCCGCCCTGACCGTATTCGGTGAGGACAGTCTGGTAATCCGTCCCGCGGTACTTCGCCACGGAATCGATGAATACGCTCGCAAGATCGTCGAGTTCCTTCTTGATGACGGCAAGCCCTTCCGGTTCTTCCGGAGACGGGCATTTGTTCGTCGAAAGGTTGCTCACGACAGTCGTAGAAAATTCCGAATCTAACTTGCTGAAAGTGCAGAGAACGCCGATGCTTCCTATTTCCGCATTATCCGCACAAGCGATCTTTTCGCAAGCGGAAGCGAGCCAATAAGCCGCGCTGCACATCATACCGCCCGTGCGTGCGTTGATACCGCACGGCTTTCTACCCCGTGCCGCGAAGATCTTCGCCGCGAGATCGGCAACCCCGCCGACCTCTCCGCCCGGGGAGTTGATGTCGAACAAGATTCCTTTCACGGAATCGTCCGCGAGGCATTCGTCAAAAGCGTTCCCGATGGATTCGTAAGTGTCCATCCCATACCAGGCCTTCATGAAATCTGACCGGTAAGAGAGAGCTCCGTCAACGTGAATGACGGCGATTCCGTCGGCCCTGCGTGTGACGTTGTTCGAATGCGTCACTTCCCCGTCCGGCTTGAACAGCGGATCCCCATAGCTGCTAGAAGCTAGGATTTCCGCGTTTTCAGGACGGAGAGCCCAACGAGTGCCGGAAAGACGAATCCCGGGACGGGATTCGCTTCCTTTCGCGTTGTTAGTTTTTTCCTTCATACCCATTCAATATAGCTTCTCTAAAACTAAAATGACATTTTTTGTCACATCTTATTTTAAAAGATGTGACTGGAGCATTGTCATTATTTGTCACTTCCTTGCGGGTCGGCGATTTCCTGAGTGGAAGTGGTCACGCTTTCGCTCTTGTTCACGCTTCCCGGTTCAGGCAAGTCTAGCCGTGCGCGGATCTTGCTTTCTTCGGCGAGTTCCGTGGCGATCGCTTCGTATTCCCCGCCGTTCACCTGCGTGCAGGCGTTCGAACGGGTAGTGAGCTGTTCGTCCAGTTGCATCTTGAGCGCCTGAGTTTCCTTGAGAGGGTCAAGCATTATCGGCGCGTCGCCAATCCAACGGCATCCGTGCCAAAGCATCCGCTTCATAGGATCTTCGTAGCCTTCGCAGTCGATGATTCCCATCTGGACGCATTCGTCAAGCCACGCGTCATAAACGGGCTGGCAGAAATCGACGGAAAGGTTCATCCGTGCCTTGTCGAAAGTCTTCTTGCTTTCGAGAATAGCGGCGCGGACTGCGTTGTAGCTCGAATCGAATTTCTTGAGGACGACTTCTCTGGCGATTCCGAGACGGGCGCCTATTTCGTTGAAGATCGAATTGACGAACGGATCGTAGTTCGCGTTCGGACGCTTCGGGTCCGCCGTCTGGATTTCTTCGTGCTGTCCAAGTTCGACGATTCCGCCCGGAGTCAATTCCGCCGCTGGCTTCGGAGCCGGAACGGATCCGTCCGAATGAGCCATCGGAGGTTCGACTCTAGCCGGGTCCGGAACGTTTCCGAGCATTTCGTCAGGCAAGTCCGAGTCCGTCGTCTTGATGAACACGGTGAACATCGAAGCGACAACGGCGGCGATGAGTTCCGCGTCCGCGTAGCGTTCCTGTTGCTTGATCTGCTGGATTACCGGAGCGAGCCAAGGGATTCCTCGCCTCTGGTTAGGTCTGTCCGTTTCAAAGACATGGATTACGTTCCGGGATTCGGTGACTCCGAAAGCGGGAACGCGGACCGTTGCCGCATAGTCAGAATAAGTATCTAGTCCGTAGATAGGCTTTTCCGTGAAATAGTAGGCGACAGCGGCACCATTGCTATCTACTTCGACTCCCATCGTCACGGCGTCGCAATCGGAAAGTCCAGTAGGGTTCTGGCAACGGTTGCCTTCGAGAATCTTGAAGCACGTGCCGAACGGAGAGTTCCGAGTTGGAATGAAGCAACGCAGGGCGAACGCGTCGCCGCAAATGAGTTCCGTCTTTAGCGCCAAGTCCTGCATCTGGGCAAACGTGTTTTCGCGTTCCGCATCGCAGAACTTGGAATTCGCCCAAAGTTCGAACAGAGTCCGAGTCGAACGCTCCCATTTTACCGCCTTTTCGCGGTCGATTCCGAGTAGTTCGTAGTTGATTTGAGGGCGGCACTTCAGGCCAGTTCCTACGACATTGACGACTTTCGTATTGACGGCGGCACCGGCGAACGCCGAATTCTGATAAAGCGACCGGCTCCGATATTCTAGAGTTCCGCGGTTTCCTGAAAGGTCCGCATCGGCGGATCCTTTGGAAGAGAAGAACGCCTTCATCGCGTCCGAGATAAACGAAGCGCCTTTCCAGGCGAACTGATTGTAAACCTTACCCATGGATGATCGTCCTCCGGAACGATACGCGACGCCGTCCGCCACTCGCTCCCGCTTCCTCGGCTGTCGCCAGCTGGTCGTTCCAATACTCTAGACCGCTTTGGATTTCGGACAGGTTCGCCCTGGTGAGCGAACGTCCTCCGATCGAGTAGCTTTGTCCGCGAAGGACTGTGGAGAGAGCGGATTTGTACTCCGCGACCATCTGCGTGCAATAACTTACGGAAAATGTCGCCATATTCCGCTAATATAACTTTCCTAAATCGAAAATGACATTTTCTGTCACATCTTATTTTTTTGGATTTTCAAGAGCCCATTTAAGCGCCTTGTCGAATTCTTTCTTCAGATTCCGGTCAACCGTTTTCTTGACGATTTCCTCGAAATCCCACCGCTTCAATATCTTTCCCGTCGGCACTTGGACATAGAGCCATTCCATCTGGCTTCTGTCCGCCTTGTCGCGGCGAGCCAACAGAAGCTGTCCTTTTTTATTCTTGATTTTCAAAAACGCGTGCGGATTCGCAACTTTTCCGCGCTTCTTTTTAGGATGATTGTCGGAATACTTCAAAAGAGATCCAGGCTTGTACGATATTTTAATCTTTCCTGAATTCATTCTTGAGTTGGGGACGCCGTACTTGATCGGGACGAACAAGCTCTTTTTCACTTCCGGTTTCTTCGTTCCGCCCTTCGTGTTCAAATAGAACCAATCGAACGGAAAATTGACCGAAGATTCCAGTTTTTCTTTGGTCGCTTTGACAACAGTCACTTTTTTAGGAAGGCTCGTATTTCTGACATTGAAAGCTCCCTTGTAGGCGCATATTAAACTTGTCCTCGCCGTGAAAGCCGTTTCATTCAACGCCTTCATCGACGCGAACTTGATTTGCTTTTCGTTGTTCCTGATTTCCTTCTCGATCGCCTTGCCGAGATTCTTCAGATCGCAGTTGATTACCTTGCTCATAGCTTGATTCCTCCCGAAATCGTGTGTCTCTGTATCCGTTGCCTCATCGCGGGAACGGATACGTTTCGTGTGAATTTTCTCCCGGACGCGATCATCTTGTCCACGTCCACGCCGACAAGGTTCAAGGCTGCACGGGAATAGACCCGAGTGTCGAGAGCCTCGTTTCTCTCGCGAGTCTTCTTGTACGCCCATTGCTGGATGCCGCGCACCCATTTCCGCACCCGCTTTTCGGCGGTGAGCTGCGCGAAGAACTCCTCGTCGTATCCGTCTCGTACCGGAAAGTGGCAGAATCCAGGGCAAGGCGTTTCCTTGGTGAGCCAGTCGTAAAGCTGGTCCTTAGCCGAATCAACGCCGACGGAAACGACTGTCGCGTTACGGAGGGCGGATTTCTTCGTCCGTTGCGGTCGCGTGACGATTTGGCGACCTGCCCCGGAGTGACCTGCACAGGCGAAGACGTTCCGCCATTCCCGTTTAGCCGTAAATCTGTAAACATCGTCCGTGTGGTGACCGCCCGAGTCTATCAAGGTCGCCGCCACGTGCATTTCGGAACCATCTGAAAGGCAGTAAGGAGCGGTAAGAGCGGCGTCAAGAGCGTCCCAGACGGCTGGCTGCGATGGATCCCCGACGAATACCTTGTGGGCGATTCCCCAGCTTTCGAGTCCCGCTCCCCAGCCGACGATTTCGCATTCCAGACGATCGTCTTGAGTATCGACGCCCGCGGTGAGGATTGCCGGACCTTCCGGGACTTCGGATTCGTATTCCTCGCAACGGGAAATGAGTCCGAACTTGTCGATCTGCATTCCGCCTTCGATGTTCCAAGGCTCTCCGAGCACGTTGTTGGTGAATGCCTTTAGAAGGTTGATGTCGCCCTGCGCGTTCACGAATTGAGAGACGGCATCGGCCCACGAAAGACCGGCTCCGAGAGGCGCGTAAAGCCCGGATAGATGGTAGCTAGGATAGGCTCCGTTCGGATTCGTGGCTATCCACACTCCGTGATTCATCAGTTCCGGCTTGCGGTACTCGCCATATTCCTCGCCGCAATGCGGGCACTTCATCCGCACCGTCCACGGCATGTGATTTCCTTCCGCGTCACGGTCCCAGAAAAGGTTTTCCCATTTCCAGGTGTGCAGTTCCCCGCAATGCGGGCACGGAACGTTATAGAATCTCTGATCGCCACGGCGGAAACGCTCCGTGACGCGGCATTCTCCCTCGATTCCTGGCGTCGAGTTCCAGAACCGCTTCTTTCGAGCGAAAGTGACCGTTCTCGCCTCGACAAGCGAACACGGGTCTCCCTGTCCTTCGCAATCTTTCGCCCATTCGGATATTTCGTCGCAAAGCGCAATCCGGATAGGCATCGAGCGCAAGTTGCTTGCCGAATTCGACCATCCCGTAATCATCACGCCGCCAGGGAATTCCCGCAAGTACATTTCGGCGCCGGTGAAGATTTCGTCCATCTTCATCGCCGCGAAAGCCGTATTCATCCGCTGCTTGATGAACCGCTTCGCCGTCATCTCGGTCGTCTGGAATAGTCCTATCGGGCACGGATCGTGCATGATGTAGTAAAGAGCCGTGTTTATTAAGCATTCCGTTCCGCCGACCTGAGCGCCCTTCATGAACACGACATCCGTCGCCGGGCTTTGCGGAGAAAGCTGGTCCATAATCTCGACCAGATAAGGAGTCCGTTCGTTCGACCATTGCCCCGGAGAACTCGAAGACGCACCGGAAATTATACGGAACTTCTCCGCCCATTGGCTGATGGTCATGTCTGGAGGCGGCCTTAAACCGGAAAGAATCGCGGACGTTACATAGTCCACATTCTCGCCTGTTGCCATCTTCAGCTTGATGACCGGTTCTTGTTTTTTGATTTCATCGGGCATTACTTGAGGACTTCCTCGTTGTCCAGGCTTTCCGTGAAATTGCGTAGAGAGTTCAGGTTTTCCTTTCGGATCATTTCGCCGACCGTATGTTCCAAGTCCTTAGCGACAAGCCGGACTTTCGTTTCCTCGAATCCGGCGGCGACGAGGGATTCCGTCAAAGTCCCGATGATCTTCGGCGCAAGAGTGATGAAATTGGAGACGATCTTTTCTTGAGCGGAACTCGCGATGCTGTAAATCTTGTTGAAGGCGATCGCCTTGTCCACGAGCTTTCCCTCGGCGGCGTCCGCTTTCAGTTTCGCTAGTCGCGAGAGCTGGTATTCCTTCTCGGCACGTGATATTTCAAGATCCTTGCGTTCGACAAGTTCCGCTCCGAAGTCGAATGTTTCCGCTGGAGCCTTTCGCGGTAACGGTTCGCCGAACTTTCCTCGGGGAACATCGAAATTCGGGTCGTGCGCCGTCGCCTGAACAGCGAGTTCGTCCATTCCGGCTGCCTTTTGTCCGATCGTCGGAGTGGTGACGTGCCGTCTGTCCTTTTTCGCTCGAAATTGCTGTGCCGAGACGATGGAATGGAACTTTTCACGGCCTTTCGAGTCGTCGAAAGTATCGATTCGGCTGCTTTGCTTTGCCTTCGAAATCGCCATCGCTGAAACTCCGAGTTGCGAGGCAAGTTCTGAACCGGAAATCAACTCGGAATCAGGGTAGGAATGAAGGCTTCTGTTATATCTCATATTAGCACAAATATAAACCTTTCCTGTTTATATTTACATTTTCTGTCACATCTTATTTTCAAAGGATCCTTACACCCAAACGAAAAATCAAAAAAATAGGCAGAAGCGTCAAGTCGCACTCACCA